AGAATGGTTGAGGACTCTCTGGTAATCTATCGTATATCAAGGGCACCAGAACGCAGAATATTTTACATTGACGTTGGTAATCTTCCAAAGGTAAAAGCAGAACAATATCTCAAAGATGTGATGAATCGTTATCGTAACAAGTTAGTATATGATGCGTCAACTGGTGAAATTCGTGACGATAGAAATCATATGAGTATGTTGGAAGATTTCTGGCTCCCACGGCGAGAAGGTGGTAGAGGCACAGAGATTACAACATTGCCTGGCGGTCAAAATCTGGGTGAGATTGATGATATCGTTTACTTCCAAAGAAAACTGTTTAGGTCGTTGAATGTTCCTATCTCAAGACTAGAAGCAGAATCACAGTTCACTCTTGGTCGTTCCACAGAAATTACCCGTGATGAACTCAAGTTTACTAAGTTTGTACAGAGAATACGAAAGAAGTTTGTTCCATTATTCACTGACATTCTAAAGACACAACTTCTGTTGAAAGGTGTTATATCACCTGACGATTGGCCTAGTATACAAGAACACATTCAGTACGATTTCTTAGCTGATGGTCATTTTTCAGAGTTAAAAGAAGCAGAACTTCTTAATGATAGAATTAATACTTTGAATCAAATAGAAGCATATGTTGGCACGTTCTTCAGTAAACAGTGGGTACAAAGAAATGTTCTACGATTAACTGACATTGAAATTGAAGAAATGCAGAAACAAATAAATAAAGAGTCTGGGATGGACCCAGAAGATGGTGGTATTAATCTTCCTGATTCACAGGATGGTATTAGAAGAGGTGATGGAGCAGACGAACCTGTTGAGCCAGAGGATAACGATACACAAGAGGTGCCCCCAGAAAGAGAATCAGAGGAGTAGAAAATGAGTAGATCAATTATAGATGCAATTGAATCTGGTGATAATTTAAAAGCGGAATCTGAGTTTTCAGATGCCATGATGGACAAAGTTGGCGGTGCGTTAGAGTCAAACAGAAAAGAACTAGCAAATTCTTTTGTCAACAGTAAGGTTGATGATGTTAAAGAAACTTGATGAGGTTTATCAAACCACAGTTTTTGAGAGAAGTGAGCACAAAACATCAAAGGAATACAAGAAATTGTCTCCTAAAATGCGGAAAGCTGTCGATTCTATCTTCAAAATCATGGATTCTAAACCTTCAGATTTCCTAAATACTTTTGAGAAAACTATAAGAGAAGTGTCTAAAAAGTTTGGTGTTACTGAAAAAGAACTGATGAGATACTTTGAAAAAGAAATGTTAGCAACATAGGAGTAGGGTATGTCATTTAAAACATTAAGAGTTGCTGGAACAGTCACCGCTGCACAGACAGCCGATGACGCAGCACATGAAGCCATTCTCGGCAAATTATCCCCAGCTTCTTCATACAGAGTAACAGAGTTTGCTGGTCAAGATGCCCTCTTTCTTATTTCAGATGATTATCCTGTAGCAACCTCTTCAAATGCATTCTACTTAAAAGCAGGGACTACAACAACAGTGACTCCTGATGTAGAACGGGCACTACGATTTGCTTCTGGCGTTCCTGTCGCACAAAATAATGAAACCGATACAGGTGCTAATGGAATAGTACTAGAAGAGGGAACTGAAGACTTGACAGGGCCTGGACTTCTTTTATACGATAGAGCCGAAACTGAATTCCGTATTTCAGTGATCAATGAAACTGCTAGTAGTGATTGCGCTGTTTACGTTGAAGAAGTTGCACAAGGACACCCAGGCGCATGAATATAAAACTAATTTCAGAATCAATTCAAGATGTGGAATACATCTGTGAAGAAAAAGAAAACGGTAAAAAAGACTACAAAATTCGTGGCGTCTTTATGCAGGGTGATATTAAGAACCGTAATGGTCGTATCTATCCTAAAGATGTGTTAATGAAAGAAGTTGCTAACTATAACAAGAAATTTGTTGACGAGAATAGGGCATTTGGTGAGTTAGGTCATCCAGACGGTCCTACAGTCAACCTTGAAAGAGTCTCTCATCTAGTTACATCATTAAAACCAGATGGTAGTGATGTTCTTGGTGAGGCTCGTATTTTAGAAACACCTATGGGTAAAATCGTCAAAACTTTGATGGACGAGGGAACAAAATTAGGTGTTTCATCTAGAGGCATGGGAAGCTTGGACGAGAGGAATGGTGCCAAGTATGTGAGAGATGATTTTTACCTTGCGGCGGCTGCTGATATTGTTGCAGACCCTTCCGCCCCAAACGCTTTTGTAGAAGGTGTTATGGAAGGAAAAGAGTGGGTTTGGAACAATGGCTCATTGATTGAGGCACATGTTGCAGAGGTAAAAAAGAGATTTGATGTTAAAAAGCGTCAAAGGCAAGCGAATATGGAAGCATTGGAGTTTGCTAAATTCCTCAAAAAATTATAATTTATAAATATTATTTAACAAAAGGAGACTTCCTATGTCTGAATTAGACCAAACAATAGAGGAACTTGAAGCGGAGGTATTAGCGGAACTTGAAGAAGCTAATGGTGCTGATGCTCCGAAAAAAGGTTCTGTCCCTGCCGAGGGGAAAAAGAAACTGAAGACAGTGGGTAACGCTGAAATTCAAGATGGCGGCGCAGCGGTTGTTGAGCCGGATGCGGCCAGTTCACCGACTGATGTTGCTGCTGATAAAGCATCAGAAGTTTCTGGTGATGCACAACAAAAGAGTGAAGGCAAGCCTGACCCAATGCAAAAGATTAAAAAGGTCAAAGAAGCTGCTCATAAAGATGACGAAGATGAAGATGACGAAGATGAAGAAGATGATGAAGAAGAAGTCGAAGAAGAAGATAATATGAGCAAAAAAGACCTTATGGCTGCTATGCACAAGAAAATGGAAGGTATGAATAAGAAAGACCTTATGGCTGCATATGGTTCCATGAATAGTGGTATGCATGAGGAGACTGATGAAGATGAAGTTGCTGAAGTTGTAGAGATGCACATTCAGAACATCGACATTACTGCTGATGTTGAAGCTTTGGTGGAAGGCGAAGACCTTTCAGAAGAATTTAAAGAGAAAGCCGCAACAATCTTTGAAGCGGCTGTTAAATCGAAGACTCGTGAAGAAGTTACACGAATTGTAGAAGAACAACAAATTGCAATTGCTGAAGAAGTTGATGAGTACAAACAGTCACTTGCAGAAAAAGTAGATCAATACCTCGATTACGTTGTAGAGGAATGGATGAAAGAAAACGAGTTGGCAATTGAGCGTGGACTTAAAGGTGAGATTGCTGAAGACTTTATTTCTGGTTTGAAACAGTTGTTTGAAGATCATTACATTGATGTTCCAGACGAAAAGTATGACGTTCTGGAAGCACAATCTGAAAAGATTGCTGAACTAGAAGAGCAGTTGAATGGTATGATGGAGTCGAATATTGAAATTAAAACTGCGAATTCTGAACTAGTTCGGGAACAGGTCATTGCAGAAGTTACTTCTGACCTGACCGACACAGAGATTGAGAAGTTTGCCTCTCTAGTGGAAGATGTTGAATTTGGGGATGAAGATGGTTTCCGTGCCAAACTCGACACCCTAAAAGAAAGTTATTTTCCAAAAAATGAAGTTCTAGAAGAGTCTGTTATTCATAATGAAGATGACTACGGAAGCGCCGCACAGGACATTGATACGAGTGATACAATGAAGGCATATTTGTCTGCTATTGGTCGTGTCGAGACTCGTATTAACGGGCGCTAAGTTTAATATTATAATAAATAGATGTAATAAAAATAAAGGAGAAACAAATGTTTCAAGCAGAACATCTACAAGAAAAGTGGTCGCCAGTCCTAGAACATCCCGATCTTCCACAGATTGAAGATGCCTACAAGCGGTCTGTTACCACTGTTATCCTCGAAAACCAAGAGAAAGCTCTTAGAGAAGATGCGGCTTTCCTTTCGGAGAGTGTGCCTACTTCTAACGTATCCGGTGTACAAAATTGGGATCCGATCCTGATTTCTCTCGTTCGCCGTGCAATGCCAAACCTGATTGCGTATGACGTTTGCGGTGTTCAGCCGATGACTGGTCCTACGGGTCTTATCTTTGCCATGCGTGCTCGTCACCTGTCGATGGACGGTGAAGAAGCGTTGGTTGATGAGACAACTGGTGCGGCTGCTAACGGTTTCTCTGGTGACTTCTCTAACCAGAACGCTGCTGGTACAACTTCTGGCCCAGGCGACATTGGTGCAAGTGAAAGCAACCCTGCTGCTCTTAACGACAGCCCTTCTGCTGGCACTTACACATTCGCAACTGGTATGACAACTGCTCAGGCTGAAGCTCTTGGTGATAGTGCCACGAACGCTTTTGCTGAAATGTCATTCAGCATCGACAAGTCAACGGTCACGGCAGTTTCCCGTGCGTTGAAAGCCGAGTATTCGATGGAATTGGCGCAAGACCTCAAAGCGATCCACGGTTTGGACGCCGAGACAGAACTTGCTAACATTCTTTCGACAGAAATCCTGGCGGAAATCAACCGTGAGGTTGTTCGCTCGATTTACAACACAGCTGTTGCAGGCGCACAGATCAATACAACGACTGCCGGTATCTTCGACTTGGACACAGACTCCAATGGTCGTTGGTCGGTTGAGAAGTTCAAAGGTCTGATGTTTGCTATCGAAAGAGATGCAAATGCGATTGGTCAACAGACTCGTCGTGGCAAGGGTAACATGATCATCTGCTCCGCTGATGTTGCTTCGGCACTTCAGATGGCTGGTGTTCTTGATTACACTCCTGCCCTTAACAACAACCTTAATGTTGATGACACATCGACCACATTTGCTGGTGTGATGAATGGTCGTTATAAGGTTTATGTTGACCCGTATTCAGCAAACGTAGCTGCTTCGCAGTACTATGTTGTTGGTTATAAGGGAACATCCCCTTATGATGCCGGTCTGTTCTACTGCCCATACGTTCCGTTGCAAATGGTTCGTGCGGTTGGTGAGAGTAGCTTCCAGCCCAAAATTGGTTTCAAGACCCGTTATGGTATGGCTGCTAACCCATTTGCCCGTGCTGGTGCTGAAGCCGCTAATACAGCTGCTACAATCTCACTCGCAGCGAGTACAAATGCTTACTATCGTCGGGTTAAAGTTACAAACCTTATGTAAGAATAAGAAACTTGACTACAAACTTGGGGTGCCTTCGGGCACCCCTTTTTTTTCTTATAAATAACTATATCATGGCAACCGTAGGTCCACTTGCAAGACAACCAGATAAACTAGATTATCTTAGCCCAACTCAATTTCGTTTTGGTATTAACCAATTACCAAAGGTTGAGTTTTTCACTACGGCTGCAACTATCCCCGGCATTAATATGGGGGAAGCATTGTTTGCCACACCGTTCAAAGATATTCCAATCATGGGCGACAAAATTACTTATGAAAATTTAGAGATAACTTTCATTGTTGATGAGTTTCTAGAAAACTATAGATCATTACATGAGTGGATGACTGCTATAGGATTTCCAAAAGACAGAAAACAGTTCAGAGATTTTAGGTCTAATACATCAAATACACCTAGTGCATCTGTGGGAACTCCATCAAAAGAAAGAGTTGGACAAGCTACTGCGGCAAACGCTTTATTTTCTGATGCCAACTTAATAGTATTATCAAACAAAAATAATCCTATTCTTCAAGTTGATTATCAAAATTTATATCCTGTGGCACTTAGTGCAATACAGTTTAGTCAGGATAGCACAGATGTTCAATATATAACAGCAAGTGCAACATTCTCATATCAGATATATGAATTTACTACATTATAAAGGAAATAAATGGATAAGTTAAGTGAATTACAAATAGAAGCAAAAGAAGACCTTATTATACTAGATGATGAAGACCTACACCAACAATCTTATAAAAATCAAATCATCAAACCAAAATGGCTGGACTACAAGTCCAAATATAAACTTATGATGTTTCAATGTAAAGGTGAACACAAAAGATTGTATCGTGAGAAATGGGAGTATTATGGTGGCAAAGCTGACGCAAAGATTTATGCTGCTAAACCATTTGATTTGAAGGTTTTAAAAAATGACCTCCAGATGTATATCAACTCTGATGAGGACATTATTGAACTTGAAAAAAAGGTTGTGTATTATGAGACAATCGTTGAGTTTATAGACGGTGTGATAAAGTCCATAGATAATAGAGGATGGGATATTCGTAATGCTCAAGATTGGAAAAAGTTCTTGGCCGGAGGATTTTGATGTTAACTCAAATTACTAAAGAAATCTTGAGGGATGTTTCTTATTGGATTGGTCATTATGAAAATGTTATCTCTGATGAACAAATCAAAGGTGTTTTAGATTATCCTTGGACTTGGAGTGCATCGACATATTCCAGTCATAAAGGGAAAAATAATAATAGTGAAGAACGAGTTAAAATGGATGAGGTTTGGGTCAAAGAAGAAAATAGACCTTATCCAAGTTTAAGGGAATCTGTTTTAAAATCCATGAGATTTTATGGAGAAGAACATGAACTATTTAGCTGTATACATCATACCGATTTTCGTATTAATAGGTATGGTATCGGTGGCTTTATGTCCTTACATGTGGACAACATACACCACTCTCATGGTCAACTATATGGTTATCCACAGTCTTCAGTCTTATTGTTTTTAAATGATGATTACGAAGGGGGTGAAATTATAGTTGCTGAAAATACATATAAACCAGCAAAAGGTTCGGCGTTAATTTTTCCCTCAAATTTTATGTTTCCTCATGAAGTTAAATCAGTAACAAAAGGTGAAAGGTGGAGTGTAGTATCATGGTTAATGTAAACAAACATGAAATATTCCCAACAGTAGTATATCAGTTCAATTGTGGGTTTGATGATCTTAGTCAACTAGATATCACACAAATGAGCGCATACATTTTATCAAATGAAAATGAAGATATTGTACATCAATCTAAGGATGGCCTACAACTTTTATCAACATTTCAAAATTTAAAAGATATTATTTATCAACAAAATGAAAAATATCTAAATGATTTACAATACGAGTTTGACGAAATAGAAATGACAAGTATGTGGTCTAATCATCTAGAGCCAATTCAATCACATCCACCACACACACATTCTAATAACTTGCTCTCTGGAGTATTCTACTTACATTCTGAATCTCCAGCATCACCAATACAATTCTTTGACCCTAGAGTTCAAGCAAATGTTCTGTCTCCAAGGAGAAAGAAATCAAACAAGTATAACTCTAGCATGATTCAATTCAATTGTTTGCCATGTACAGGATACATTTTTCCAGCGTGGTTACAACATTGGGTTCCTCCAACCCCCGTAGATAGACTAAGCATATCTTGGAACATTATTGCTAGGGGTGAATATGGGGAAGTGGGAACTTTCCAAAATGCTAATATCTAAAAAGAATGAAGTCAATTTAAAACTCACTGACGTTGAACCATCCATAGCGGCTGAACTCAATGATTTCTTTACCTTTGAAGTTCCCGGCTTCAAGTACATGCCTGCATATAGAAGTAAGATGTGGGATGGAAAAATTAGATTGTATAATATTGTCACAGGTGAAATTTATGTAGGACTTCTTCCCTATATAGAAGAGTACCTTAAAAATAATGGTGAACATTATGAATTGGCAGACGGAATCAGAAGTGAAAGAGATGTTGCCGCAAGTGTGGTCGAAGGATTTGTACGAGGGCTTAGACCGACACTTAATGGAAGAAGAATTAAAGTACGAGATTATCAAATTGATGCAATTGCCCATGCTATTGCCACAAATCGTTCTCTTCTTATTTCTCCTACTGCTTCTGGTAAGTCGTTAATAATATATTGTCTTGTTAGATACTACCATATGATGGAATTGAAAACTTTAATTTTAGTTCCAACCACTTCGCTTGTCGAACAGATGTATAAAGACTTTGAGGATTACGGTTGGAGTTCTGGAACATACTGTCAAAAAATATATCAAGGATACGATAAGAAGGTAACAAAGGATGTTGTAATATCAACTTGGCAATCTATTCACAGAATGCCCAGACAATATTTTAGACAGTTTGGAGCAGTGTTTGGAGATGAGGCACATTTGTTCAAAGCTAAATCTCTCACTGGTATACTAACAAAACTTGACACCTGTAAATATCATTTTGGATTGACAG